CTGCGATCAAACGTTGGATCCGTATCGGGAAACTTGGCTCTGTTTATTACAGGACCCAATTGGGTCGATTGATGCGTCGAAATGTTCTCGTGAATGGGGATGACATGATATTCAAATGTCATCCAGAATTCTACCCCATCTTCAATTCGACTGCAGCAGAGGCTGGACTCCAAATTTCCCCCGGGAAACAGTACCTTTCCATGTATTTTGCCATGATCAATTCCCAGATCTTTACGACTTCTAAACGTCGATGGCAAATTCCGGTGAATTTTTTCCTTCCGGAGCCATGGAATTTGGAGAATCCTCGGTCCCTTCACCGGGCCGTTCGTAGGTGTACGAGTGAGGATGATACTGTTCCCCTGGCGATAACTGTCCCCGACTTCGGTCCAACCAAAAGAGTAGGCTATCTCAACATGAACATTGTTGATGGTAATACCTTGAAGAAGACTTCTGATGTGCAGGCAACTCCCGTTGCCATTGCCCGTGATCTCAATTCGATGATAGCCCTTTGCCCATGGACTCAATGCGTCCTCCCCGCCACCTTGGATAAGTGGAAAATCGACTGGTTTCGCCGTCGATTTCAGCCTGATTGGTTTATTAGGCCCTGGTTGGGAGGTTATGGCGTGGATCCTAAGTACGCCCCGCATGGTTGGAAACCTCGTCGGAACGCCCGCTTCGTTGCCTCTTGTTTCGTTCACGAACCCAAACTCGCCCTTTATCGAATGAAGGGGCTGGGAGTTAAATTGGGTGACTATATGAAGGACACTTTCTCTTACAAGATGGTCCCAATGGTCAATCATCACGTGAACACGGAGCTTGAGGAGTTGGCGAATGCTGAAGGTGATAAGTGGCTTGGAGAAATAATGTATGCCGGTCGTTTGATTACCGGTTCCCAGCCCCTTGAGTCAGATGCCGTTTTCGCTGATAGATCCTTATTGAAGGTCTATAAAGAGTGGAAGTTCCTCCGCCTCCGATCGTTTCGGGACGAGGATTTCCAGCGATACGACTCAGTTCAGTTCCTTTCAAACTTCCGTGTGCCATGTCCTCCTCGGGGAACTCTTTCTTACATGAGAAAGCCGAGTTTTGAGGGACTAGACGGAGCGGATCTGACTTGTTTACATCACATTCAGAGTAGAATTGACCC